TCAACTCTTCCTCCTGCAATTGGAGATCTTTATTTAGTTAACCCAGCAGTAGGTGATAGTTATTTAATTGCAATGCAAGGAAGCAAGCTATACAAATCATACTACGATGGATTTACTAAAACCGGAGACGTTGTATCTGACGGTACTTTAAATTATTATGTTAAATATCAGGATGGATTTAGTATTACCGTAGGATCAAATACTTTAAATTATGTAAAAGTATTTATATATCAAGATATCACTTTATTGAATCAGCAGGACGTTAATTTCTATACATTTAGTGGAAATGATTATGTTAAAATTAAAATCTCTTCTGGAGATGATTTTAAGCAGTCATTTAACCTAGCTGATACTAATTTCTTTAGCGACTTTACAATTTTACAACCTAATAAGCTGATACTTGGAATTAATACTGCCAATGTTAGCAATAAATCATTAATTGATGAGTACATTAAAGTAAATCATTACATTAAAGCTAAAAAATCAGGAGATGTTAGAGATCGTTTCTTGAAAATTATTTCGGTAGAATCAAGAGAAACTTCTTTAAGTCCATATCGATTAGAATACACTATCACAACTATGGCTCCAAGCGTTGAAGAAATAGATGGATTAGACGCTACTAATAATACAATTCAAGTATATAAAGGAATCTATAATTTTGTTTCTGAATTAAAAGGTCAATATTTAAGAGGATTTAAGGTAAGAGACGAACTTTTACCTAATGGTACAGCAGCTAGACAATCAAGTATTTTAAAATATTTGTTTGATTTCACTGCGATTCCGCAAACATTGGCTGGAAAGGAATTGATCGATTTCAGATATGTAGTAGATACATATGAAGGAGAAATCAGCTCTAATTCTAAGTATTATTTAGCAAAATTAGCAGCTCTACACGGGCAAGCTATGGCTCTTCTTAATACTCCTTCTATTGATCAGTTTGAAAAATCAGTAGATCCTAGTTTCATTGACACTACTAATAAATTAGTTTCGGCTAGATTAATATCTGAAGGTGGAGATCTTTCATTGAATCCAAGCTTTACATTTAAATTTGCTGAAGAAGATGTTAATGGGGTTCCTCTTTCTTCTTATTCGACTTATTACTTCCCTAACTTAATTGTTAGAAGTGGAACACGAAACATTTCAGTTCCACCAGCTGCTTATGTTTCTAATTTATACGTTAGAAAATTCAAAAATGGAACTCCATTCTTGATTGTTGCAGGTGGAAAACGAGGAGTTTTAACTGATCCTGAATTAGTAGGTTTAGAATATGAATTGACAAATGAAGATAGAGACTTTTTAGAGCCAACTGGACACAATTTGATCGTAAGAAGAAGAGGATTTGGAACTTTATTGTTCTCTAACAACACTGCTTACCAACGAGTAAATTCAGCTCTAAATAACGCTCACGTTCGTGATAATCTTTCAACTATTGAAAAGGATCTTGCTAGAATCTTGTTTAATTTCTTATTTGATTTCAATGATGAGATTACAAGATTAAGAGTTAAAACAATTGTTGAAAATTATTTGGATGCAGTAGTTAATGCTAGAGGGTTAACTTCTTATGAAGTAGTATTTGATCGATCTAATAATACAGATGAAGTTATCGAAAATAATGCTGCGATCATCGACGTAATTGTTAATTTCCCTAGAGGAATTCATAAATTCATTAATAGAATCACTATTACTCGAGTAGGAGGACAGTTAAGTTCAGATTCAACTGGATTTACGCCTAGCTTCTAATACTGATGTAAAAATTACTAGAACCCAGATTGAAAGATCTGGGTTTTTTATTTAGATAAATAATTAAAATAGATCTTACGTGGCTTATATCGAGCACAATTTTTTTCCTCTAAAAGTATTCGTTAGAAATGAGTACATGTACCAGCACCAAAAGGGTCTTGGAGAATTTACGCCGGGAGTAATCATGTCAGTGAGATGCATGCCGGGACAAGCTGCATTGTTTCAAGTACTATTAGAGAACGGAGTAATGAGAGATAAGTTGCCTAGCCACGCTCTTCTTACTGAACCTGAGCTACCGGATCCAGATCTACCGTTTCACTTTTTACAGATTTGGAACTGTTTTTCTTATAACTTTACCCTTCTGCATCTTTCTTATGTGTACGATACTAGGGTGGAAGTATACATGAAGGATCATAAGTTTTATTCAGGAAGCTACTATGCTACTATTAACTGGGGAAGTAATGATCTTAACACAGATATGTCCTTAGCAGAAGATCCATTAGAACATAAAAGTCATCATATTATTTTATTAGATAATGGTCAGATTGCGCTGCAACCTAATAACCGTATTAAATGGTCTGAACCTTCGTTCGTAACTAAACCTTTTCCAGAAAGACCTGATTATCTAGTTAACCGGGACTATTATAACTGTGAAGGATTTGACAAATGGCATACTGAAGATTCTGACAGAATGTTTTATGATAATGAATAGTTATGTTTTTATTTAAATAAATAATTAAAAAGTAAAAGAAATGTCGAACCGAAGAGCACTTTCATTTAAAAATTTTATCAATGAAGCTTATGTTGATGAGTTTGGTGAATTACAAGATTTTGATTTTTCGATGGACCACGATGATGCCGCAGAATGGGCTGAAAAGGGAGAAAGAGGAAAAGATCCTAAGGCAGGTTGGAAAACCTTATTATTGATGGAATTTGAAGAATTATTAAAGGATCTAGGGGCTAAAAATCTGGTGGCGGACAATTCAGGAGAATTTGCAAATTTTTCTTTTAATTGGAATGGGGAACTCTATTTAATCGTTCTAGAAGCAGGAGAAGATTATGCCGAAGTTATACATCAAAAAACAAATGAAAAAGGTCAAGTTGTTAAACTTGACCAGTTATATAATGGTGGAATAGAAGAATTAACTAGCTATTTTCTCCAAAGTGGAATGGACTTATTAGACCAATTCTAGAGAAGCAGATTCATAATTTCTTTTTAAACACTCTAACTTATCTTCAGCTTCTGCCAATTTAGTAAGAGCTTCATCTGCATTTTTATAGAAATCTTCAGTTGAATGATCTCCGATTCCTGCAGGGTGTTTGCCTAATAGATATAGGGTCATTCTAGCTTTATCTATTTCAGCATTAGCAATTGAGGTTAACATTCTGTATAGTTCTGGGCTCATCTGGTGTAATTATTTTAGTTATTCAAATTCATCTAAAGAAACATCGCTAAGATCATCTAGGATTGCCATGATTTCATTGGATAGAATCATATAATGTTTCTCTCCTTTATAAGATATTTCAGTACCTGCAAATCTGTTACAGATGATAATATCTCCAGGTTTAACTAGCATCGGATTATGTGTTGAACCGTCTCCGCAGGCAACAACGATTCCAATGTTAGGTCTCTTTACTGCTTTGTCAGGCAACATAATTCCAGAAGCAGTGGTCGTTTCTTTTTCTCTTGGTTTAATTAAAACTCTTTCGTATAGAGGCTTCATATTGTATGTGGGTTATTTTTTAAATCATTAAATTTTCTAAAATTGAAGTTTTTAAATCGGGAAATATCTACATTTGAGACACAGGATTCTTTAACTTCGTCTGGAAAAAACACAGAAGACAGTCTTATAATTTTAGTATTGAACAGAAGATGTTTTTTCGTTTCTAAAATTTTAGTCTCTTCACTTATCTTGTTTAGTAATTTTATTCTGTCAATTAGGAATAAAATAAAGGATTCATCTAGTTGATCTAATAAGTCAATTGATGATTTTCCGTATTTTTCTCGGATTTCCTCAATCAATTTAGAACTTTTAGTTGGAGTCATTTTATCCATCTTTGGAACATTATCCTTTTTATCTCCTCTAAATATTTTATCGAATATTTCAAAAACTGGATCTACAGTATATTCTACATATTCTTTAGATTTAAGTTTGGAAATCATTCTATCAATCTTAGATTTGACAATGTGTGACTCGCTTAAAGAAAAGAAGTTGTCTTCCTCTTCTTCGGCCTCGTCTGGAATAAATTCAGAAGGAACAAACATTTTCTTGTGTTTAGCCATTTGCTTAGGATAAATTAAGATCACGTTTTTGTTATCTGAGTGAACCATTTGGCGAATATCTCCGTCTACTGTATAGATTAGCACATCGTTCTTAATTGTTTCGCATAAGTAAGCAATGATGTCGTCACCTTCAGTTCCTTTTATTCTATAATAATTTACTCCACTTCTATCTACTAAAGCTGGAATTATTTCTTGCTGAAAATAATCAAAGAAGAGATAGGTATGATCTTCGGAACTCTTTTTTCTATTTCCTTTGTATTCAAATTCAGAAGGAGCAAGATCAGTTTCAAAGTCATTATCAGCAAAAAAGTTTCTAATATACTCCTTTCTCCAGCTTCTAGAATCAAAAACCATATGCACCCGATCGATTTCATATTCAACAGGTGCAATGATTGAGTGAAGATAGTTTAGGCAAAAATTTCTAAACTGAACTTTAACTTGTTCTTTTAAAACTACACCGTTATCGTTAAAGATGTCGTTCACATAATATTTGGCACCGATGCTCTTATCTTTAAAGAGCATTGATCTAATTACGCTTAGAGAAACGTTAAGATACGCGTTACCATCTATTATTAGATCCATTTATTCTTCAGTTGATGAGTTTTTCTTTAAGGTTCTGATAGATTTAGAAATCAGTTCAGATTCTTCCATGTTTAATATACCTCTAGACTGAGCATAATTACATCCAGCGATTAGGATAAAAATAGCCTGGTTCATATCTAGTTTTTCTAAAAACCTTTCGTAATCTTGAACGTTATTATAGGATATTGATCCTAATAGGACGGTTCGGTCGGAGTCAGCGGCTTGGCCTGTTTCCTCAGAAGACTGAGATTGGTTGACAATCTCAGCTTCTTGTATAGTTTCAGCTTGTTTACTTTTCATTTCTAATTATTTTTTTAAAGATTTTTAAATAAAGAATCGTATTCATCATCGTCTTCTTCATCTGAAGCATGTACATTTGTTTTAACTAATTCTTCTTCTTCAAAAGGAAGATCATTGCTAGATTTAAACTGGATATCATCATCGATGTCTAAAGATTTTTCAGCTTTCGGTTTAGAAGGAGTTGAAGTAGCACCTGAAAGTCTTTCTAAAATTAAGGCTTTGGTTTTTTCATCTTTAGTTCTGTCAAGTATCATGTTCAAAATTGTTCGATTTGAGATAACCGAAATCGTATATTCTGCAACCTTATGATAAGTCTCTTCAGTCCATGACTTATGAAGATAATCGTCAATCAGAGGAGTATTCTTTTTAAGAAACTCTTGAACTAATTTAACTGATTTTTCGTTATTTTCTACGATAACTGATTTATCTCCAATTTTAAAGATAAATGGAGTGACGTCTTCCATGAATTTAGATTTGCTCCAATCTCTAAAAGTTTTAGTCTTTTTACCAACTGCACATAAGAAATCTTTTCCTTGAAGAAGATGGTAAGGATTTACTGACTTTGATGATTCGATCAATTCATCCTCTTCTGGACTGATTTGAGCCTCAATCAAAGTATTGATTTGAGAAGAAAACTTAAACCATTTAACCGATCCTTCTAATTCAGGTCTTTGTGGATCTTTTTTAACGTAGATCGGAGAGAAATGGCTATGCCATCTTGAGAAGCTAGAATCTAATTCTCTATGAAGTTCAGGCTCTTCCTCTTTGATACTTCTAATTACTTTTTCTATATCCCAAAGAATAGAAGATTTACCTTCATTTGAAGGGCAATCAACCCAAAGAGTTTCCTTAGTTAAAGGATTATAGAACTTAGCAGAGTATTTTGTATATTTACTCTGAGATTTGTCATGCACATAAGGTAAAAATCGAAAAACCGATTTATACGATCCGTTGTGCGCATTTGGATCCGGATTATAGATATTCGGATCTGTCTTTTTTTCTGATGAATTTGTTTTCTTAACAAAAGCATCTCCTGGTAGGTCAAAAAAATCTGTCATTTTATAAGTTTTTTTTTGTTATTATTAATAATATAATACTTAATTATAGAATAAAGTTTTGATTTTAATCAAAAAAAAGGATAACTTTTGGTTATCCTTTCTTCTTTTTAAAGATTTTTAGAATTACTTTCCAATGTTTTCTTTTAATTCTTTGGAAGCAGTTTGAAGAGCGGTCATATGAGATTTAACAGTTGGGTGATGTATCGCTTTTTTGATAGCTTGCATTCCTTTTTTAATTCTGCCACCTGCACTTTTTACCCCTTTATCATAAAATTTAGATACGTCTCCGTTTTCTTCTAATTCTGCAATGATTTTGTCGATTTCTCCAAAAACTAATTTTTTGGTCTCTTCTACTTGATTTTTAAATGATTGAAACTGATTCATGTTTTTAACTTTTTAAATATTATACAGCAAAAACAGATTTAAGTTTTAAATGGAATTAATGATTGATCTTATTTTTTCATTGTTTGAAAATTTAGAGTCGGGAAAATTTTCTAAAGTATATTTTATCCAGATATTTAAAACTTCTAGACACTCGTCAACCGATATCCTTTTAGATTTTATAAATGGATTAAGGTATTTCATAAAAACTGAGTCAATTGCAACATTCTGTTTCTTTGATCGAGTATACATTCCTTCAACCATGGATTCAACTTCATCCTGCAGCTTAAAGTATAAATGAGACCGTTTGGCAGATTGCCTCTCTAGTCCTGAGGTGGGTCGAGTGTTGAATGGTTTACGATTCCATCCTACCTGATCGAGATGATTTATCTCGTGTGCAAATATGTCAGTTAATCGGTATTGTAATTCTTGATAACATTCAGGCTCTCGATTAGGGTCAATAATACAAATGACAATTATTTTAGGAACAAGTGTATCCTTTTTATCTATTTTCATTCGAGCATCTATGGCAAATCCATATTGATCAAAATTTAATTCTTCCCAACTTAATTTATGAAAGTGCTCGTCCTCTTTAAAATTAGGGTCGGATTCTTTTTTAATAATGAATTCAGCGTCAAACGTATATGGGTCCTCTATATGGATTCCATTTATTCTTCGATATTCTCCCTCTGTTTTTGTATTTTCGCAACAAAAGATAAATGAACTTGATAACTTTAGAATAAGGTCATTGAGTTCATCGTGGTTTTCATATAAATGTTCAGTAAAAGATTTTATCATTTCTTTTTTGGAATTATTATGAAAGTCACGTCAAGATCATTTGTATAAGGAGTTCCATTGCTTTGTGAAAATATTACTTCAATATCATCTTTTTTGGTTCCTTTCATATCGGTTGAAACTGAATTTTTAAATTTTTCAATGAATCCGATATCTTCTGGGGATATTTTATCTTTTTTTCCAGAAATAAAGTCCTTTAGACTTGTTTTTTTGACTTTTATTGCGCTGTCTGCTAATTCTTTTTCCTTTGATGAAACGATGTTAGAATCTAACCATTTATCCAGGTCAGTTTCAGCAATTTCATAAGATGGAAAAATTTCATATGAGCTGCCGTCTGGATATTTTTTACTTCCTTTTTCTCCGTCGGGTATAAATATGAAATTATATTTAATCTGAGGCGGCGGGGCTCCAGCTGCCGCCGGATCAGCGGGCATTCCCATATCTTGTTCTACAAGATATTTTGAATAATTTTTTAAGTATTTAAGATGTTTAGACATTTAAAACCTTTATTTTTATTATTTATTTAAACCAAAAAGGCCTTTATTAAATAAAGGCCTTTGATTTATATTTTAGTCAGATATTATCCGTCACATGAAACGCAATCTACCATTGCAGCTTTAGCAATATCTCCTCTAAGAACCGATTCAGTTCTCATATAGTATAGGGTTTTGATTCCTAGTTTCCAAGCCTCAAGATGAACTTGATTGATCCATTTTGGAGAAGCCTCTTTTGGAAATGCAAGATTAAGGGATACCGATTGATCTATATATTGTTGTCTGATTCCAGCCTGTTTAATCAGGTCTAGCTGATTTAGTTCTTTAAAGGTTTTAAATATTTCTTTAAACCCTACGCATTCTTCCTTTTGGTAGTCGGTAAACTCATTCCATTTTTCTATTCCAATTAGAGCACCGTTAAGGAACCACCATTCATCTAGAAAATCTAGATCTTGCACTGATCCACCGTCTGCTAAGATTTTATCCCAGACTTCTTTAGTGTTTTTCTTAATTTTCTTAAGATATTTTTCAAGAGTTGGGTTAGTTCTAATAAAAGTTCCTTTAGCTGACTGTTCGGTCCAAACATTTGAAGGCCAAGGTTCAATACCGGCTGACACGTTTCCGGCTAATTTAGAATTTGAAACAGTTGGGGCTATCGCTCTAAGGTGAGTGTTTCTCATTCCAGTTCCGGAACACCAGAGTGGCTCTCCAAACTGTTCAGCAAGGTCTCTAGAAGCTCTTTCAGATTCTACTTTCATTTGAGAAAATATTTTTCGAGTTTCATATTGAGCAAAAAGACCTTCAAATGGAATTCCTCTTTCCTGTAAATACGTGTGCCAACCTAAAACTCCTAAACCTAATGCTCTGCCTTTTTCGGCTGATCTTACTGAATTTTCAAAGCCTCTCATTCCTTTTGCTTTTTGAATAAATTCCTCTAATACCCCGTCTAGAAACAGGGTAGCAGTGTAAATAAGATCAGTGTCTTTCCACTCATCATACTTAGCTAGATTTAAAGAAGAAAGGCAGCAAACAAATGAATGAGATTCGTCAGTATGTAGAGTTATTTCACTACAAATGTTAGTCATATATACCTTTAATCCGTTTTGTTTATAGGCGTCAGGATTCTGCTTATTAACATTGCCTTTGTACATGATATATGGTTCGCCAGTCTGTCTACGCTTTTTCAAAAGAGCTGACCATCTTTGTCTAGCATCGTCATCTCCTTGTTCCAATCTTCTCATGAATTTATCTGAGACAATAACACATTGGTGCATATTAAGACACTGACGATTAATGTCTCCTTTAGGTTCTCTGATTTCAAGCCATTCCCAAAAATCAGAATGTTCAATATTTATATTTACGCTAGCTGCTCCTCTTCTTACTGATCCTTGATTTGTAGCAAGAATTGTTGAATCATACATTTTAATAAATGGGACAACGCCGTCTGAAGTTCCATTTCCTGTGATAGGTGAGCCGGCTGGACGAATCTGATTTATACAGATTCCTACTCCACCTCCATGCTTAGCTAGAAGCATCATTTCTAGATTTTTACTACCAATATCTGCAATTGAGTCAGCAACGTCTATTCCAAAACAGCTAATCGGCAACCCTCTTTCGGTTCCAGTATTAGATAAAACTGGAGTAGCTAAACATAGCCAGCCTCTCCAAATATAATCAAAGAACTTAGAAGCTAGATCAGGTCTCCTCAATCGACGAGCAACGGTGGTGCTAACTCTCCAATATGCATCTTTTGGAGTTTCCCCTTGGAGTAAGTAGCCTTTACTTATAGTTTTAATATACACTTCAGTGCATCCCCATTCAGGAAGATCTACTCCTGATTTCCAACCTAATTGATCTAGTGTTTTTTTAATTTCTTTAATATTGCTCTCTCTGAGCATTCCTTGTTCTTGATCTTCCATTTTTATTATTTTATGATTTAAAATATATCGTCCCAGTCATCACCTTCTCCTGCTTTAGCGTAATCAGTCGGACGGATAGCAAAGAAATCCGTGTGAGTTACGCCGCCTGTAAGATGATAAAACCAATCTAGCTCATTTGCGGATTCTACATCGTATTCAAAAATTGAAGAGTATCCTAATTCATCTAGTTTTTCATTTGCTCGTCTAAGTATGAAATTCTTCAGATCATCTCTTTTAAGATTTTCAAGATCTCCCATTTCAAACATCTTATCGATAAAATTTAGTTCCATCTGAACCATAAGTCGAGCAGCGTCTTCAACTTGGGATTGCACCTGATCCTTTAATTCAGGATACTCTATGCACATATGTCTGAATAGAGAACATCCCATTCTAGAATGTAAGGATTCATCTCGAACTGACCATTTCATCTGTTGACCTATTCCTTTAAGAAGGTTTCTTAATTGGAATGAATATAGAACAGCAAAGGAACTATAGAGAGATACTCCTTCAGCAAAAGCTGAAAATATGGCTAGAGATCTAGCAACTTCAGATCTTGCTGCAGCTGATTCTGAGAGATCAGTATATGAATATTCTCCCTTGGTTTGAGTTAAAAATTCAAATTTAGCTGAGGTAGTAGGCTCATGTAAAAATGCTTCAAAGTTTTCAAGGCCTAGAGTTTCATTTAAATACGAATATGCTCTAGCATGTATCGTTTCAAAATATCCAAAAGCCATTGCCATCTCTTTAATTTCATGTTTAGGAAACCACTTCGTAACTTGAGTAGTCCAGTAATCAGAAACTGCGCACTCAGTTTGAGCAAAACCTAAAAGAATATTTCCTACTAGATTTTTTTCAGATTCAGAAAGGTTTTCATTCCAATCTTTAATATCTCCCTGCATTGAAATTTCAGTATGAAGCCAATGGGCTTGGGACTGAGGCATCCAACCTTCTAAATCATATTCGGGGTACTCAAACGGTTTATAGGAAATCCTATTTTCAAATAAATTTGGCATAAATCTTTAATTTTTTGGTTTAAAAAACCGCCTTAAGTTAAGAGGCGGTTTATCATTTGAGAACTATTTAAGTCGACGATCATCATATAATTTATTTATATGAGGTTCAGAAATTAGGATTGAGATTCTATAAATTCAAACTTCAATTTTTTGTTAATTGGGTCTACCTTAGAGACTCTAACTTTAGGGTATTTATTGATATTTGCTTCTAAATCTTTTCTTTTTAAAGTAACTTCATAAAAAGATCCATCAATATAAATTTTAATAGAATTATTTTTAGAGTCTACTTCGTATTCAAAACTTTGATTTTCAGTTTTTGCTCTAAGTCTGTCCCATTCTAATTTTTCAGGATCTATTTCGTCAGGATTTAAGGTTAAAACAATTCGATATTCTTTTCCTTTACTTGTTACATTCTTAACATAGAAGTCTATTTTATCTCCAGCTTTAAAGCTTGATTTAATTGAATTGTAATCTTTAAATTCAGAAGCATGGATCAATCCCGTATAATAATTGTTGAACTCTACAAATATTCCAAAATCATAAGGTTTAGTGGTAAGAGTACCTGTATATCTTTCACCAAATTTTAATTCAGTAACCATAGCAGGCATTGATTGCTTGATGTATTTCTTATACGATAGAATAAAAAGATCGTTGGTTGAATCGTAATTATCTACCATCACATTGATAGTGGTATTTAAAAGATCTGAGAAATTAGAAATAACGTTAGCTGCTGCATGCGAACCTGGAATAAAGCATTCGATCGTATCTTTATAAAGAGCTAAGTATCCTCCTTTGATCAATTTTTTAATTTGAACTGGGAACCATGTATTACTAGAATAATGTTCATTAAGTTCATTTCTGTAGTTGATTGCTGTACATTTCTTTTCAGAGGCTAAAAATTCTCCACTGGCATCGGATTTGTAAAGCATCACTATAAATCTATCCAAAGATCTATTAACAAGATCATCAATAGATCTAGAAAATTCTTTAAATGGAACAACTATTTCTATTTTAGAATTTACTTCTTCAGCTAAAATGTATTTGTTTTCAAAATCAATTTTAGTAGGAAAAACTTCGTATATTGTATCTACTGAAAGATCTTTATTCTGGCTTATATCTCTTCCTGTTCCTTTTTCGTAAGCAGATAAACGGTCATACATCTCTTGAGCGTAAGGCTCCATGCAATAAATCTTTACTCCAGATTTTTTATCGTGTTCACTTAATTTAATTTGATTATTGTATTTACCTGCGGTTTCAAAGACGTCAGCGTTGGCAGCATCAGCAATAAATTCTTTCATATTTTATATTTATATAGATTTATACTTTGATTTTAAATTAGGTTTTTATTTTTAACAAAAAAAGAGCCTAATTAAATTAGACTCTTTCTCAAAAAAATATAACTTAGAGAATTACTGATCAGATTTAGAATCTGACTTTTCTATCAAAACGCATTCGGTCGTTATCATTAAACCTGATATTGATGATGCATTTTCGATAGCAGTTCGAGTAACTTTAGCAGGATCTATGATTCCAGCTTCAATCATGTCTATAAATCTATTTTCTCTAGAATCATATCCAAACGAATATTCAGATTCCATTAGATCTCTAGAAATAACTTCATGATTTAATCCTGCGTTAGTTAATATTGTGATGAAAGGAGATTGGCAAGCCCCTAATAAGATTTCTGATCCTATTTTTTCTCCTTCTTTTAATTCCAGTTTAGAAAGCTCAAGTTGAACATATTCTGAATTCGAGGCTCTAAAGAGAGCAATTCCACCGCCTGGAAGAATTCCTTCTTCTACTGCAGCTTTAGTAGCAGCTAAGGCGTCTTCAACGCGGTCTTTCTTTTCTTTTAATTCAACTTCAGTATAAGCTCCAATTCTGATGATTGCAACTCCACCGTCTAATTTAGAAAGGCGTTCTTTAGCAATTAATTTTTCAGATTCATTTTCTAAATTTTCAATCTGTAGTTTAAGATCTGAAACTCGATCTTCGACTGCGTCTTTAGATCCATTTCCATTGATAATTGTAGTGTCTGATTCCGTAATCACAACCCGTTCAGCTGATCCTAAGATAGCTGGAATAGATTGAGGATTAAGGTTTGAGATGTCTTGTCCTTCTATTTCTGAAAGTATGGTTGCTCCAACTACAGTTGCGATGTCCTTTAATTGCTCAGATCTTAATTGACCATGTCCGGGCGAATTAACAGCTGAGACGTCAATGATACCATTACTCTTATTAATGATTAACGCTTGAAGAGCGTCTCCTTCGATACTATTTGAGATAATTAAAAGAGGTCTCTTTTGAGCAGATGTATAGTCGAGTACGTTAATTAGACCTTTCAATCCTTTGATTTTACCGTCGTATATAAAAATAAGAACGTCTTCTAATTGAGCTTCCATCTTAGAAAGGCTGTTGATGAAGTAGGGAGAAAGGTATCCAGAATTAAATTGCATTCCTTTTACGGTCTGCAAATAGGTTTCGTGAGTTTTACTATCATCAATAGTAATAACGCCGTCAAATCCAACCTCTGACATTGCATTTGCAATAATTTTACCGATGTTAGTATCTCCGTTGGCTGAAATGGTAGCAATCTGTTCGATTTGTTCTACGCCTTCAACTTTAAGACTAATAGAATTAAGGTATTCCTTGATCACCTCTATTGTTTTATCGATTCCGGACTTTAATTCCATTGGATCAAATCCAGCTTCAATCATCTTGATCCCTCTGGTCAATATAGATTGAGCCAATACTGTTGCGGTAGTAGTTCCATCACCCGCGGACATCGCTACATTAGAAGCAACCTGTTTTACCATCTGGGCTCCTAGGTTTTCGATTGGATCGTCTAGAAATACTTCTCGAGCAACACTAACCCCATCTTTAGTGATGGCATATTGATTCTTTCGGCCTAATACTACATTTCTACCTTTAGGCCCAAGAGTAACCTTAACTGAATCAGCTAATTGATCTACTCCTTTTTTTAATTTTTCTCTTGATTTTGAACTAAAAGTTATTTGTCTAGGATTCATATATAAATTTTTTCTATTTTATACCGTGAATCTGATTTAAGTTTTAAAAGGTGTAATTATTCTCATTTAAATGAAATCTTAATTCTTGAGTCAGATCTAATGCTTTATAGATTTTGGCAGAATCGGGACCTATTGATATTAAAAATGCCCCGTGAGTTTTAAAGCCTACTTCTTCTAGCATTAGACGATAAGTACTAACTTGCAGAGAATAACCAGTTATATCATTTTGCCAAAGATTTTCAAATGGATGAAGTAGCTTGCGATTTTTTCCCTTTGGGTGATCTTCGTCTTTAAAATCCTTATTAGTTTTATAATCTCCAACATAATATCTACCATTTAATTCAAGTAGATTGTCTAAAGTACCCGCAATTCCCCATTTTCTAGAAAACATTCTTAATTCCTGACGAATTGATTTAAATTTAAAAAGCTTCTCAGCGTATATCTTTTTAAACTGTTTGATCCTTAATATTGCTCCCTTATCATCAGGAAGAGCTGGATCCTTCCCTTTATAAAAATCTTCGATCCAATCATGAACGATGCTTCCTATTCTCTTTCCATCGTCTCCTGCTATTTTCCACTCATTTAAAATGACAGAAGGATCTACACCTCTGGACTTAGCGACATATTTATGAACATCCGCTGGAAACGGAGGCTTAAATTGATCAATAAATCCAGAAACCGATTCAAAAATCTGAATCGGTTTTTTTGTTAGCTCGTTGACGTAGGTATAGGAATGAGCTTCAGGATCAAATATAAAATTAGGATCCTTAAAATATTCTAGTTTTTCAATCATTGCTGCTGATAATCCGACATTAAGTCAAGACCTGAAAGTTTTAATAAGATCTGTCCAGTTGCAAATACGTCTTTTTCGCAATAATTTGAAATTCGGTCTAGATCTCCTTGCCAAAAAACTTCTCCGACTTGTTCCCCTCTGATATCATCCTTTGGGGTATCAATGCCTAAGCAGGTTGCAAATAGTTCTAAAGAAGTGAAACCTTCCTGCCAGGCTCCAAAGCTCCAAACTTCAGAAGTATCGATAAATGGCATTTCCCAAGGTTTTAATTCAGAAATTTGTAAACCTTTCGGCAATTCATGCCCGTTAATGATAATTCTTTTGCATGCTACTGGAACATCAAACCTCTTGATGTTATGGCCGCAAAATTTTAATTTACTAAAATTATTAAATACTTTAGTTAAACCTTCGATAACTTCAGATTCGTCTGAACTACAATAGCTCTTAACTATCATATTAGGCTGATCGTTTTGAAAAGTGATACGCCCAAATGAAGCGCATACTATTCTGTTAAATTCAGCATGTAAGGCGGCTTTTTCAAGATAGAGCAGCTCGTCGGTCTTATCACGATTCTCTTCAAATTTAGATCTTAAGTATTCGCATCTTTTAGACCATAATTCTGCCATTTTAGGATTTCTATCCTCTAATTTGTCTAGAGATTCGAAACCTGGAGCGGTTTCTAGATCGAAAAATACGATCTTTGTTAATTGATCTGGTGTATACATTTTTATTGATTTTCTATGGTTATCGATTCTTGTCGATTAGAAACAGCCCGGCCTTCCATCTGTTCCCAGTCTCGATTCTGTCGTACAATCAGATTAGTAGTATGAACTCCCATCAAGGTAGGAACTGGGATTCTAGATTGATCTGCAAGATGGAGCATTGCTGAAAGATCCTTTGGAAAACAAGATCCTCCAAATCCATAATCTCCATCCGGTCCGGGTACCATATAATGAGACTTGCCGATTCTAGGATCAAGAAGAGTGGTTTCGATCACGCTTGCATAATCAGCTCCTACGGTTTGACATATTCTAAACATATCATTGAAAAAACTTACTTTGGTAGCAAGATAGAGATTGGTCATATATTTTACCATTTCAGCATCTTGAGTATTTAAGGAAATCAAGTCAGCTTTTGGAAAGCTTTTACTAAATATTTCTAGAACAGGATTAACATACTCTGCCCAATCTGAACCAACAATGATTCGGGTTTGATTTTTAAAATCTTGAACTGAATTTGCTTCAGTTAAAAATTCAGGACTAAACACTACTCCTACTAATTTAGAAATCAGGTTTAATCTTTTAGTGGTTCCAGGAGGAACTGTAGATTTTAAAACTGCAATCACTGAACGATCAAGAGAATCACAACTCTGAGCAAGATCCTGAATCACAGATTCTACGATCGAAGTATCGCATTCTCCATCTGGAAACATTGGTGTTGGCACGCAGACGAAGATGATATCGCAATTCTCTACTAGAGTATCGATTGAATTTTTAACTTCTGAATAGATCTCAGATTCAGTATGATCGACCGAATTTTCAGGATTAAATTTATCGTATGCTCGAACTAAAAATTCCTCTTTCATTTTTTCTCTTACTGCAGTTCCGACAAATCCCTGTCCGATAACTCCGATACTTTTTCTTTTTTTCACAATTATTTTACTTTTTATTAATTATTATATAAAAATAGGAGAAATGGTTTTAATCCTGTTTTCTTTTAGATCGAGGACTGGCTCCTAAATAAGTATTCATGTAGAATCCGGTCTGCTCATACTTATTCATTTTAAGCTTCTTAACATAACCCTCGACAATCTCGGTTAAAAGTTCATGATCAATTTCATAGGAATCATAGTCGATTACTTTTTGACCTTCTGGATTAAGAGGTGCAGATTCTAAAAGCTGATCAAAGTCAGCTGAAGGGGTGGACTGAGCGTAGAGATCAGTCATACAGGATCTCCAGGCTTCAAGCAATTTTTTTTCTCTTGCTCTCATTATTTAGTGATTATTTTATGCACAGTAGCAGTCACGTAACCCGTAGAAACGGTACGTAAGCTGGGACCAATTATTCCGGCTTCAATCAGGGCTGGACGAATGCCTTCGTTTTCGGAATAGTTCTTTACTATAACTTCATCCAATTCAAGTTCAATGCTGGGAAGATTAAGAGTTGCATTTGCAACTGGAGATCCGTCCTTAGCGTCGATTAAGCTGATCGACTTTCTGCCGTTTGAATAGGTCTTGAAAACTGGAATACAGTTCCAATATTTAAACTTTATTTGATTCATTTTCTATTTGATTAAATTGTTCCTGATATCTAAAAAGAGCCAATTCTTTGGCTTTAGCCTCTATTTCAATGTCAAAGAATCTACCTATTTCAGGTATCTCTTCGTATATAAAGTCAGCATGTGATCTTGGAGACTTTGATGATTGGTCTTCATTGATCTTACGACTGCTACTATAATGAGCTAAGGGACGAATACCGACCGGCCAAGTAGATGCGGCTAGAGCGGCTGCCTGATCTGAGGTCAAGTCGCCTGTGCAGAAGAGATGATGAAAGAAATCAAAGGTGATTGGGGTTCCAACTCTGGAAAAAATCAGCTGGTGTAGATCCGTCACGCTGTATTGGGTCTCTTTATCGTCATTTTCTACCACCAATCGGGATCGAGTAGACTCGGAGAGTCGGGAAAAATTTTGGCAGAAACGATAGGCAGCCGATTCTTTATCACCATAAGTGCCTCCAACATGTATGTTAAGGGGAAACTGGTGTGTTCTTGGAAGACGCATCAGGTCCATGATTCGAGCATGTTGATCCAGATCGTATATCGTCTTTTCAACTACTGATTCGCGTTCAGAAGCAAGGACATCAAATTGACCGGGATGAAAAGAGAGTCTTATATTGTTAGCTAGGGCAAAGTTGCCGATCTCTTCGCATGCTTGCTGAATTTTAGGATAGTTAGGCAGATCCTCGAATCTGTATTCGCTCATCCAGGGAAAAATATCACTAGACATACGATAGATCAGGATACCCTGTTCCAGATTCCAGTGTAGAACTTGAAGCACATCTTGAAGATTCAACAAGGCCAAGTCACTTGCTCGCTGTTTACCTTCAGCTTGAAAGGTACGTTTGATCATACCACGATTAGTGGTGATTCCTTTCTCACCTAGAGTAAGATTGATGCAGCAATATCCCAGATTCATACTCTATTTTTACTACTGTTTAACACACAGGTTTCTCCTGATTTTATCTTGTCAATTGTTAAACCGCAGCGGCAGGTATGCTTGATAAAATCATAATGGCACGACTGCTGTTGCTGAGTAGTCTTTTTATAGATTCCACGCAAACGCTGTTTAGCTAGCACAAAATCGGAATGATCAAATCGATTCCCGCTCTGATCAATCGCAGACTGTATCTGTAATTTAGTAAACTCAGGAGAAACTTCTTTCTTGATAAATCCCAATCTTCGAGCTGAAGAAAGAATCTTGGCTTTAATTTTTTTTCTCAGTGTCATATTTTTTATTTTAAGTAATTATACCACATTGAATTGAATCTTAAAAATTTTTACCCTTCGCGCGCAAGTAACTCTAACGTAAATCTATAGTAATACTAAAGTATAGATAAAGAAAGATAAAGTAATCTCCCACCCTCCACCCTTTTTTACTACTGAAAAAAGCAAAAGTTTTAATATATGAGAAATAAATAAAAAAATAGAACTATGATCCTAGAAGAATTTATCAAAATTGTAAAACCCTATTCCATGACTAGCGTGGAAAGAATAACTGAATTATTTAATTCTTTAGAGTACATCAGAATTAATAAAATACCAGGAGACATTGTAGAATGTGGAGTCTGGAAAGGTGGAAACATAAAAGGAATCATGGACTATCTTCATTATCATGATATCCAAGATAAAAAGGTATGGTTATATGATACTTTTGAAGGCATGACGGAGCCAGATGAAAATGACGTCGACTTACGCTCAAATAAGGCAAAGGATATACTAGAATCAGTTATGTGTTATGCCTCTTTAGATTCAGTAAAGAGTCTGCTTCAGACTTCTAAATTTTCACAAGACCAAGTAAATTATGTGATCGGTGACATATTGAAAACCTTAACTGATGCCAATAACGTACCTGATAAGATTTCTCTACTCAGATTAGATACCGACTGGTATCAATCTACCAAGATTGAATTAGATGTTCTTTATCCTAACTTGTCAGTTAACGGAGTCTTAATAGTTGACGACTATGGACACTGGCAAGGTTCTAAAAAAGCAGTAGACGAATACTTTTCTAACTCAGATATTGAAATTAACAAAATTGACTATACTGGTATAAAAATAATTAAAAATAGATAGATACTTGATTTTAATAAATTTTGATCTATTCAAAACTTTAGTATTACTATAGATTTACTAAAGTAAAAATAAAAAAATAGTATTTCAAATGAAGAAAAACGTTTTAAATTTTAAACAATTTATAAGAATTAATGAAACTGTCGGATCAGTTTCAGGAGTATCTGCTCCTTCAAATTTACAATTAAAGAATCCGAATGCACTTGGATTAGAAACAGCAAAATCATTATCTAGTAAAATTGAAAATCTGTTTAAAAATGAATCTTTCTGGGAACCTTATAAAGATCAACTTAGTGCCGCTACATTCTTTAGCTGGGGAGTATCAGGTGATGACGATGAAGGAGGAGCATTTACTGCGTTTCAAAATTGGTGGAATACGAATATTGCTCCTTCTTTGAAAACTAGTATGATGCATCAGGATTATGTAACCCTATTGAGCAGCCTATTGGGTGAAATTAAAACAAAAATGACTACTTTTACAAGCAATGATTCTCTAAGCTGGACGATAGGTACAAGTACTTATACTGTAGATACTGACTTTTAATAAATCTTTTATCAGTTTAAAACTTTAAAGGATCTAAGAGTATAATATTTTTTTAAAAATTATCCCAAATGAATGACTATAATTGGAATAGATTTTTCCATATTATATCCTGGAATATGCATATGTCGAGACTTTAAAAGCTATAAATGGCTAGCTTTAGCAAACACAAACATTACCAAGAAAGAGGAAAAAAATCTAGAAGATCTAACTACTACTTATCCGACGATCAAAATCTATCGAACTGAAACCCGAAGAAAAACTGAAGAGCACTACCATCTTACCGAAAGAAACAAGCTGGTAAACTACATCGAAGCCACTAATTTATTAATTGAAAAAATAAAAGAAGAAGTAGACCCTGATGAAGAACTAGTAATTGCTTTAGAAGGAATCTCTTTTGGTTCATCTGGCAATTCTCTAGTAGATATTTCGCAAGCCACTGGAATAATCAAAGACAAATTGGTTAATCAAATCTTAAAAGACGACGCAAGTCGTCTTTTTATTTTTAGTCCATCTGAATTAAAGAATGCAATAGGATGTAAAGGAAATGCAAAAAAGATGGAAATATACAACAAATTCTTGACTGATCCTATCCTTGATTCAGTCAAACAATCAGATCTATACTTAGCCCTAGAGTCAGAAGACTGGGTCCTAAAAAAGGACCAGATCGTTTCTCCTATTATGGATATGATAGATTCCTTTTTAGGAGTGGTTAAAGTACATCAGATCCTGTTCCAAAAATAATCTTATTAAGATGTCAAAAAGAAAAAAGAGGGGAGACACCCATTATGTTAATAATAAAGAATTCACAGAGGAAATAATCCTTTGTAAACAGAGCGGAGAACTCTCTAACTTTGCTATTAATTGCTTTATTTCATTAGCTAATAGAGCGGTTAATAAAATGTATTATGAAGACTATAGAGACCGTGAGGACTGTATTCAATCAGCTCTTTTAGATTGCTTAAAATACTGGAAAGGATTTGACCCTGCTAAAACAGAAAATCCAAATGCTTTCGCTTATTTTACTCAAATCTGTAAAAACGGATACGCTAAGCAATGGAAGGCGATTCACAAAAGAACGGGTCTAGACGATGGAGATAATCTAGATTTTATTTCTTTAAGTACAACTGGAGACAGTGCAATTTATAGTATTTAATGATAAATAAATCAAACGTATCTTTTTAAATGAATATTAACAATCTTCAATTTTTTGATAAATTTGGAAAAAATTTAAATCTAGATTACAATGTTGACAATGAACATTGGGTCGGAACCATTTATTTTCCAGAACTTTCAACTTTTTTATTCGATAATGAGAACATATTTATTTTAGAAAAGATAGGTCAGGATTTTAAATTTCCAGCAATATCAGCAGGTCAATCTATTCTATTTGAATGGAATGATAACGAGATTGAAGAGTTTTTTCTATATGACGTTGAAAGAGATAATCAACTAAAGAACTTTTTCATCAATAAAAAGGATTCTCAGCTCATTAAATATGAAGATGTATCTCCAATTTCTGGACCTGCTACCGTAGATATTAATCTTCCTTTACAGGTAAATATTGCATTTAACCCTAATTTAGAAATCAGATACGAACGAACCCTATTCATCTATTTAATAGATGAATCCAGTCCGGCGACTCGAACTAAAGTTGCCGAGATTAATCTCTATGGAGAGGGACTAGAAGAAGATGAAAGATTTGGAGTATGGGCCCGTAATTTTGGAATCAAATTTAACAAGGAAGATGCAAATATTCTTAAAGACTATGATATTAAAGAGGCCTTACCTGACTGGGAAAAAGTAAATGAATCCAGAAAAGCTCTCCTAGTAAACAAGGACCAAATTTATCCTTATATTGGAACTTATAAAGGTCTTTCTAATTTTGTCAATCTATTAGGATATAAAGACGTTCTACAAATCAAAGAATATTGGAAAAATGTCAATCCTGGTTCCTCCTATTTTAATAAACAATTATTGGTCGACGTTACTGATTATTTAGATGACGGAAAGATTGATAATATGAATATTTTGGATAAAAACCGAAATATTAAATTTGGAAATCAATTTAAAAAGACTGAATTCTTGGCCCTGGTTTATCAATTTACTAAAGAGACAGATCAATTTGATGACGATGGAATACCAGAAATAGAAGAGACTACTGAATTTACAGTAGATGAAATATTTTATAAGCTTAACCGATTAAAGGATAAACTTAAGAATGAGTTTTTACCGATAAACGTAAAGATAAAAGATGTCATCGGAGAATTCATCTATTTTCAAAAGATTACCATTAAATTCTGGCAGGACGATACCAAAATTTATGACTTTAATATGAATGAGGAGGCAGATCTTTCCGTTTATCCTGATTTAAACACCAATTTAATCCTAAGATCGCTTTCCCCTCTTTTAAGAAAAGAGATTCCTAACGGTCCTAATTTTGGATCATTTATCCTGAATCCTGGAACTGAAAATCCTTTTCAAAACAGTCAAAGGTACTCAGTTGGAGCTATTCCTATAATCAATACATACATAAAAAACTTTTACGATGAAATAAAAAATCAAAGGTACCCAGACCTAAGCGCAAGATTAGAATGGGAAGACGGAGATGATCCTGAAAGATTAATAGGGGCTCCTATTATACTGAATGTAGTAACAGATAAGTTTACTTTTCAAAGTTTCAGAGGAGTGACCTTTCAAGATTTAGCTGCAGTTAACCCTTATTTTACTCTGGAGAATATAGATTTTAAAAATTTCTACGAGATAACTTGGAGGATTACTAAAAATTCACCAAACCCTTATAATTTTAGTTATCGTGGATTGATAAAAGATCTAAAAGAATTACCTCATTTTCTTCCTTATGCTGGCACCTATAGGGTTACGTTAGAATTACATGACTTTTACGGAAACACTAGCGTATTTAGTAAATTTGTAACAGTTCAGCAGAACCAGGTTCCTCAGATCATAGGTATAACCAGATTAGAGGATAAATTTGATTATAGCATCAGTAATCTTGAAAATGTCAGATTAATTGATTTTGGAGCCTCAACTCTATATTATCCAAAGGTAAATGTTTTAAACAGCGAGGATGCTGCGACTACTATTAATGTATATAAAAATCTTTTAGAATGGAATTCTTTCTATAAGAATAGATACGGGATGGGTCAAAATTTATATGATGTTGAACTGTATGATAATAGTACCCAGTCATATGTTCCATATAACGATCCAATTCAGGATCATCCTAAAAAAGAATATTGGGGCCTAGGTAATAATCGAGCTCACTTAAGAGTTGAAGATTTCAAAGACGTTTCTCTTAAATCTCTCTACTTCTTAAGATTTTGTAACACCGTTTATACGGATGACTTTAACGCAGGATTCTATCTGAATAACCCAAAGGAGGGTAAAGTAATCCAAATTTCTCTATTTTCTAACTACATAATTCCATATTTTACTGATCTTGATGATCTTGCTTCTATTTTAAATTCAAGTGAGCATCCTGGAATCAGACTATTCGAATATGTGGTTTTGGATAAAATTATACACGCTAGAGCTCGATATTTAAGCAAGGAAATGTATCATATTCTGTTTTCAGAATCTACCCCTAGCCCTGGAGTATCTAGTCCAACGTCTGGATCAAGTGACACCGATAAATACACATTTTTCTTACCGAATGATGTCTATTCAGAAAGATTAATAGATCATTTTAAATCAATTTCTCCAGTATTTGATGTTGAAACTCTCTTCTTATTTTCAAAAACCAAAGATCTTTTAACTGGAGCGGTGCAGGATCCTCAATTTTGGGTAGATCAAAAATATTGGAGATTTAAAAACGATCAGCAGATCGGACACCTGCCATCTTTAATTGATCAGAATTCTTTTAATATTACAGATGTTAAAATTTTCCAAGATAGTTTTAACATTCCTGAAAATGGAATAATATTTTTCACAGTCAACAATCTAGACGGAAAATCTGAATTTATATGGACGTTAACTAATAACATAACAGGCGAAGAAATAGTTAGAACAAGATCAGTCCCATTCTTTGTTTGGAAATTCAAAGATCTAGGAACTTTCGACCTTAAAGTCGATGTTTTCGACAACCGAAATACTCAATATTCTAATCAAATTTCCAAAATGATAAACGTCTTAGAAAAAAATCAGTATATACATAGTATAGAAACAAAATTAAACAGAAGAAAAAATAGGCTTTTAAACAATTTAAATGATCTATAATAAATAAAATAAAAATAATTTAATAAAAATGGCTTTTACACCAATAGATTTGCCAATTCAAGAAATTTTACAATCTGACTTTATCACAGATATCGCCCAGATCCATAATTCTAATGTTTTAATCTTAAAAGATAAGATTGAAGATGTTGTGAATATTCTAGAAATTGATACTAATAGCATATCAATCGGAACCGACAATCCGATCAATAACATAAGAACTCAAAATGTAGTAATTCAAGATGGAGGTTTTATTTTTCAAACCGGAATCCCAAATCAAATTATTGCTAGACTTATAAAATTAGGAAACGGCCAATCTTCTCTAAATGTTGACAATTTATCAGTTGATTTTATTGCTCAAATTTCTGATTTACAAGTAAATGATTTGACAGTTTCAAATTCCTTAACTACAACTGGAAATTTAACTGCCAGTTCTACTTTAATCTATAATGAATCAATAGTAGAATCTACTGAAAAAATTGCTTGCGATTTTCAATTTGATGGAATAAATCAAGCCTTAGGAAGAGTTGTTTTAACTAATACATCTAGAAGGAATATTTATATTACTGCAAAATGTGAAACAGTTTTAGGACCAACTCAAATTTGGGATGGAATTGCTCTAAACCCTGGTATAAGTTCTTTCAGCCTGTTTATTGATTTTGATGCTAATAATCCTCCTGCTGTGAATACGACGTTTACAATCTACTTAGTAGATGTAGTTGAAAATTCTGCAAATGTTTCTATTGCAAATCAAGTCAATTTAGCATCGCTATCGTTTACAGTAAAACCAGGTTTAAATCTAGCTACCGGATCTAATCCAATAATTTTACATAATGATTTAGATAATTTAGGATTTTCATTAGGTATAAACCCATTAAGTTCTAATCCTTTAAATAATCAAATTACTAATTTAGGATCAAATGTAACTTTAAATTACCTTATTGATAATTCAATTGATAAATTAATAGTTAGATCCTTAGTTGGAATGGAAGTGTTCTAAAAATTTTAAATTAAATAATGGCAGTTACCCCGCTAATTAAACAGATACAGAATCAAAAAGGAATATTTTATACCTTTCAAAGCGCGTTAGAAGATGTTAATATCACTTTAACAAATAGCGAAAATGCTGTTAGGTTTTCTAAATTTGCCCTTTTAAGACTTCCTGAAATCGGTGCTCCAAATAGTATCGCAACTGATAATAAATTTCAGTTCTTAGCTCAGGGAGAAAGCCCAATCTTAGAAGGATTAAATTCTGATCAAAATATTAATCTGGCTCAAAGTTTTCAAAATTATGCCCTAAATTTAGAGGCTTTACTTTTAAGCAGGCCTCAATATCAAAGAGACGAAAAGTTAACAGTTTCTGAAAGAGTTTTTTGGAAATGGTTAAAAGAAGCAGGTGCTATTAGATTTAGAGATGCTAATAATCTAGAAAAAAATATAATTACTCTAGGTTCAGAAAAAAGATTCGTGGAGGAGACTTCAACATTAAGTACATATAAAAAGGTAGTTCAGTATGTAGGAGATATTGATGTTGTAAATACGATTAAATCGAAAGATAATTCATATACCGAAGTATACGTTCATATTCCAACTAATGTTGGAAGCACCACGCATGTCATGTTTAAATCAGTATCTGACGCCAATTATTTTCCAAATATGACAGTTGCAAATAATGCAGCTGACCCTTTAAATATAGAATATCTATCTGGTAGAAAATTTAATGAAACACATCCATTTGGTCTATCACTGAAAGCTTTTTACGATTTAGACGATGGCAGCGTATTTACTGAGATAGGAGACAGCCCGACTTCAACATTGAATCCTGGAAGATGGTTTAATCAGACCGTTAATAATTCTTATTATACTGATAACGTTGATTTAACTGGAGCTTATAATATTGCTCAAACAAAATTTATTAGAAAACAAGATGGAGTAACCCAAGTCGAATATTTAAGATCTAGTCTCGATGGTATATCTCTAGACTTTGATCTTAAAAATTATAAATTAGCATACGAAAATCCTTCAATCAATGCATTCTCTCAGTTTAATGATTATATTGCAAATAAAGATTTTCAATTTAATGCTGTCCTAGTTTATTATGATACATATGATCCTAATAATCTAAACACTGATGGAACTCCAGTAGATATTAGAACCAATTTATATGGAATCCTATTCCTAGACAAAGTTGAGCAGGATGGATTAGAATTTAGCATACCTTTTATTACCAAGTATAAACCTGATCCTCTAAATAAAACCAATGGAAATTCTTTTTCATTTAAATTAAATCTTAAATTAGATACTTCTATAGAAAACGTTCTAGTTGAGAAATCGGTCAATGACTTTTCAACCTTTTCAATGGATCTTTTCCTAGATGTTTTAACTGAATTTAGACAGCTCCAAACCCGATTTAATGACAAACTGCTAGAGCTTCAGGAGCTTTCTCAGAGTGTAGATGATTTAAAAGATCTATTGATTAATAGTGAGGACCAGAACGAATTAAGTATCAGGGTTCAAAATCTTGAAGCATCTTTACAGGAAAACCAGGCAGTGTTTAATAATACTGGAGAGGTAATGAGAATGATAGAGAATGTCAATGATAAAGTAAATGATATCCTAAATGGAAATACTAACGTGGAAATATCATTTAATTCAGACATACTTAAAGCAGGTAAAGGAATATTCCTAGATCGCAGAACTCAAAATAGAATATTAATCGATAACCTTAATCAAGGTTATAATATTTCAAGTTCATCGGTTACTAATCTCTCAACTAATAATACTATCCCTCTTTCTAATTTTAATAATTATGTTAGACATGAAAATGGAGGAGTACCTATCGTACTGATTAGAGATCTTGAAATATTCATAGACGACTCAACTATAAATTGGAAAAAAGGACAGACATTACGACTGGTTTTCCAGGATCCATTAAATTTAGATATATTTGATGTTAAAATTAAAACAGATGCCCTAAATAAAACTAATTCTGGCGCATACGGAGTATTAATATCAATATTAAACGATTTAGATTTTTCAAGTTCGGACGGATCTCCTATCTTTGATATAATCTGTATAAATGAAACCTCTTTAGAATTTAAAATTGATAAAATAAGATAATAAAAATGCCGACTAAAAGCACAATATCAGAATTATTAGCCAGACTCGTTGTAGACGTTGACAACATGAACGCTTTTCTATTTAGCCTCCAAAACATGTTGGAATCTAATTCAGAAAGCGTGTCAATTACTCAAAGGCTGGACGATGGTACTACTAAAACTATAAATGTTCCGTCGTTTGGATATTTAAAAGGTAAAATAGACGACGTCAATACTAATTTTGATACCCTAGTTTCAGCAAATGATAGCGTAATAGGTATAAAATCTTCAAACGGTGACGTTAGAAAATTTGAACTAAAGAAAGTATCTAAGCTTATACAAGAATTAGAAGATATAAAAACAACCTCACTAACTGTTCCAAATTCGTTTGGAGTTAAGAACAATTGGTTCTTTGAATCCTTTTTAAATCCTCTTCTGTTTGTATCAATTGATGTTTCAACAATCCTAACTTCTGATATAGATCAGTTTAGTGTAAAAAGAATCATTGTTAATTCTAACGATGACGACGAACAAGCTTATTTTGATAGCACTTATAAAGGAGTAAATTCAATTTTATTAAGTGATTTAAAACTAGACCTAGACGATCGAGGAATCGACTATTTTGAAGATGATAATATTGCTGACCTCGGTACTGCAGTTAATCGATATAAAGGGTCATTTGACGTTCTAAATATTTTTGATGAAACTGTAAATCAAACAGTTGAATCTACTGGCGCAATACTTTCTGTCGCTAGAAGAAGATATAAATTAAGTACATTAACTTACACTGATATTTTAGATGGAGTTGAAGACACTAAAATTTTAGCAGAAGGCAATGTTTTGATCACTGATAACGATTCTGAATATCGAGTATTATCAGTAAACATAACAGATAGAGAGATTGTTTTAGAAAGAATCTTTGGGATCGAACCTATTACGATTGGAGCAGACATATTAAGAATTAAGCCGGTTCCTTACCGAACGCCTGAGCTACAGATAAATGTAGGATTTAATGAGAGACAGGTAATATTTATTAAACCGATCAGCCGGGCTAATAACATAACGATAGATGATTATTCCAATGGTTTTGGAGTGTTCACGAACGAACTTACTATTACCCTACAGGATGATAGCCAGTCTACCTTAGAGCAATATTATAATAACTTTGTTGCTGATTTTGGATTAATACTTTTAAATTCAGCTAAAGAAAAAAAGATTCCAGCAGTCATTGGAGAGTCTCCAGTTGCTCCTATTCCTCAAGTAAACGATTTTAAAGTTTCTCAAGTAGACCTTCACATTAAAGAAGATGAAGATGAAACTGCAATCAGAAATCAAATATCTGAGAAAGAAAATCTAAAAGTAAGAATAAAAGAAAATACAAAAAAGATTGAGCAGTTAAAGGCTCAATTAAATGATTCTCAAAAAACTCAATCTGAAAAGAGTAGAATTGAAAAGAGCATAAAAAAGGCAGCTGAGGAGAGAAGCACTCTTCAAACTCAGTTAAGCAGTGCAGTTCAGAGTATTTCTACTAGTCTATCAACAAACGGAACTTTTACTAGAGAGTCTAAATATAGAATCAGAGGATTCTGGCCTATTCCTGACGCTAAAGACAGCAGATATGGAAGACAAGAAGTTGTTCAATTTAAAGTTAGATACCGATATCTAAGTAAAAAAGGAACTGCCCCAAACGTTGAACAAAGCACGGTTACTACTGACGGACAATCAACTTTTGCTGCATTTTCTCCTTGGACTGAATATTTAACTAAACCTAGAACTAAAGTTTTAGATGAAACTACAGGTCTATACACCTGGAGTTCTGAGGACTTAACTAGTTCTGAAACAGTAAATGCAAATCAATTGGAGATACCGATCAGAAAAGGAGAGACCGTTGAGTTTCAAATCAAATCCTTGTCTGAAGCAGGATGGCCCGATAATCCAGTTGAATCTGACTGGTCCGACCCAGTTCAGATCCCTTTCCCGGAAGAATTATCTGGAGTAGAAGACTCAGTACTTTTATCCCAAAGAGCGCTTATAGAAGAGTCTCAAGTAAATTTTCAAGACGAATTAAATTCAATCGGATTAGATCTTCATCTAGCAAATCAGTTTACAACAGGAGAAAGATTCTTTGCTCATAAGGCAGAAGATATTTCAAGTGGATTTTTTACTCCTGAAGGAAACGTCGTAGATCTTTATGCTAAGATTAAAGAAATGCAATCAGTTATAGACGCTCTTAAAGAATCAATTTCAACAGCTAAGGGAACTATTAAAGTTTCAATTATTGATGGGGAAGGAAATTCTTCTGAAATTAAAAACGGAGAAACAGTCAAATTATTTGCAGGATATTATCGAGACCAGATTAAAGACACATCTGCCGGCTCTATAGTTTATAACGAAGGCCGAGTTATTACAAAACAATATTTGCTATCGATTGAAAATACTTCAGTTACTCCTCTCGAGCTAATTTCAATTTTACAAGGAGGAATCAACGAAGTTGCCCCTCAGTCTGATCCTATTCTATATCCTGATTCTGATTATCACATTAACAGAAGATACGATATCGTTCCAATCTCAACATTAGGAGAAGGATCCTCAATTTTGTCTGATTTTAAACAGGCAGGAACTAATCAGACCGGTCAAGTTAAAAGCCAGTATGTCTATTCAAGATTTAAAAATTATGGATTATCGGATGCTATGTATCAATCATATCCATCTACTGGATACGTTGCCAATACATCATACGATTATGACGGAATAACAGTGGGATCAAGTTTGGTTCCTCTAGATTATGGTCATTATTTACCATTTAGGCCTCAGCTTGCTATTCCTTCAACTTCTAC